CCTGTAGTATTAAAATATAATGTTTTATAACCAACTGCAGTATTATTAATTCCAGTTAAATTAAGTAGCATTGAATCTCTACCTACTGAAGTATTTGCATTACCAGTTGTATTTCCTTGCAATGATCTGTATCCAACCGCTGTATTATCATTACCTGTTGTATTTAGTGCTAATGCTTGAGAACCTAAAGCTGAATTTTGTGTACCTATACTATTTAATCTTAATGCACTTACACCAATACCAGTATTATGATTACCTGTAGTATTACTTAGTAATGCTTGAAAACCAAGTGCAGAATTATAAAGACCTGATGTATTAGCTTTCAATGCTGCTGAACCTACGGCAACTAAACTATTACCTGTAGTATTATCTTGTAAAGCCGAATAACCTACTGCTACATTATTATATCCAGTAGTATTATTAAGTAATGCAATACTTCCAACTGCAACATTAGTACCTCCAGTTGTATTAGCAAATAATGTTTGACGTCCTATTGCTGTATTATCTGAACCTATTGTATTATTTCTTAATGAATTGTGACCAAAAGCAGCATTATTAGACCCAGTTGTATTATTTCTTAATGCTGTTATTCCTATTGCAGTATTATAATTTGCAGTAGTATTAAATACTAATGCACTATCTCCTATTGCTATATTTTCTATACCAGTTATGTTATAATATAAAGCATTATAACCAATACCTACATTAGATATACCACCATCATTAGTATATAAAGCATTGTTACCAAGTGCAACATTTTTAGTACCCGTTGTATTGTTTAATAAAGTCTGATATCCAATAGCAGTATTTGAACTACCTGTTGTATTAATACTTAAAGCACCATCACCATAAGAAGTATTTGTAGCAATATTACCTTGACCATTATTCCATAATGTTAAGTCAGTAGCATTAGTTTCTACCCATGGTGGCAATGTACTACCAGCATAATTAGGAATATTTAATACTGTACCAATTAATGTTGATACTCCTGATGTACCTGTTGTAGTTAAAGTAAAAGGAAATGGTAATAAAGGAGCAATACTATTAGCTAAATTAGTTGCAGTAATTAATGCTGGCTCATAATGTCCATCAAAGTTTGGATTTCTAACACCAATGGTAAATAAATCACTTGCTTCTAAAAGTGTTTTTATTTTCCCTGCTTTAATCAGTGGAGAAAAATTAGTTAAATTATTTAACATGATATTTATTTTTAGTTTAATGTAAAAATACCACAAACATATTATATCTGTGGTATTTATATTTTTTTATTTTTTTTTAATTACGGTACTATTGGTGCAGGTACTTTTGTAGTTTTAATATCACCTGATATACTATCACGGAAATATACTCCTAATCCATATTCATTATATACATCAGTATTATTATATGGATTAACAAAAAAATCATATATTGCAGTTAATGCTACTGCTTTTTCATCTAATGATACTGAGTTATTCATCAATACTGATGCGTATACTTTAATATCTGCTTCTCTTAATGCTATTGGTGCTGCCATTTTATTTATTTTTTATAGTTAATTAATTTATTTATGCTTTATCTTTTTTAATATATTCACTTTGTTTTTTTTTAAAATTTTCCATAGTTTTTTTTGTCACATCTGTTCCATACTTTTTTATTAAAAAAGCGGTTACTCTATTTTCTTTTTCCATAATTTTTAAGTTTTATTAATTAATAAATTCTACTGTTTCATCTTCAGGTATTGCTATTGTAAAGTCAATATTTACTTGAGCTTTAAATGGAGCAGCTGCTGCCATTACTAAAGTATACCAATGATCTTGTATAGTACTAATTGTATTATCATCTGCTATAAGAGCATTTGTTGTTGAAATTAAATTACCTGCATTATTAGCTACTAAAACATTAACGTTCATTGCAGAAGCAACAGTGTCATATATATTAGTATTTTCTGCTAAGATTACTGTATCTTCTCTTACTCTAAATGAAGTATTAGAACCTGAAACAACTCCAATAAGAAGAGCATATGAACTTGAACCTGCAAGGTCAGCAATACCTTGTATTCTATATCTTTTAAGTACAGTACCATTTTGTTTAGTTATTGTACCACCTATTGCAGTCATAGTAGCTTGAACGTTTGGTTCAATTGAACCTTGTACAAAGGTTACTGAAGGATCTGAAACTACAGCAGCAAAGTCAGCAACTGAAATAGTACCAGCTAAGTAGTCATCATCTCTACGTCCATCTTTAAGACCTAATGGTATTACTGTTTTAGTAGTATCAACAGTACTTACTATTCTCTTACCTTTAATCCAACTTATAAAATTTAATATATCCATGTTATTTATTTTTTATTTTTATTTATCAATTAATTGTGTATAGTTCATAATATACATACAATGCACCATTCCAGTTATTAACTCCAGCTATTGCAGGATTTGCATTATAAAAATTAAAATCTAATCCAGTTGTAGCTCCTGTAGCAATTAAGTGTGGAATAGCATTGTCAGTTATAGTGTTTTTGTAATATACAGAATACTGTACATATATATTATCTCTATTGGCTAAAGTAAGATCTAAATCTAAATTATCAATTGTAAAAGATACTGAAGTAGCATAAGCTGGATTAGGAGTTAAAGGAGCAGATGATCCCATATTAAGAATATCAATAATACCACGAGGAGTATCTACTGTTACAGTACCAGTAATTGCCATGTCTAACTCATAATGTTTAGTATTACCAATATTACCTGCTGTTACTGCATCATTTAATGTCATTGCTACTGTAAGATATTTGTCATCTCTTTTTGTTGACGGTGTACCTACAGCAATTAAAGATCCATCTGGAGGTGTAGTAGTTACACGCTTTGCTTTGATCCAGGAAATAAAATTTAAAATGTCCATGATTATTTTTTTTATATATATATACTATAATATACAAAATAATTATATAAAAAACAAAATCCCAGAAAATTAATCTGGGATTTCCTTACCTAGCTAGTCGAATAAATAGTCTAATACTGAGAATAATAGTTTAGCTAGTGCAATATATAAATAATATTTTAATCAGATATACTTTTTTAATTTTTTATTTCTAATTTTTTTTGCCTTATGTATACTTTTTCTAGCAGAGCTTCTTGTACTAACCATTTTATTTTTAACTCTCAGGTCTTCCTTGAATACAATCTTACTACGCATTGCCATATCATCATTGTGACTCCCTCCTTGATTATAGTTAGGACCAACTGATGCACATGAATACAATAATAATATCAAAAGCCATTTCATTTCTTTAACTCAGCTATTCTTCTTTTTAAATATACTTCAGCTTTTTCCAGATCCTCTAACTCTTTAGCAGCATCTTTCTTTCCAGCACGTGCCAGATACTTAATTACATTACCTAAGTAAAAATCTTTATCAAGTCCCCAAGCTTCAAGCACGTTGAATACTTCATATACATTTCCATCACAACCATAGTGAGCTGGTCTTAATGGAGAAGCTTTAGCAGTACAATCTGGTACTGTAACTGCTGTAGGTTTTGTTCCTGCAAAAGGATCTCTTCCTACATAAGGACTTGCTTCAGTTTTTCTGATATAATCTTTATACATTTCTTGGTTTTTATTATACATTTCAGCCATAATCTTTAAACTTTTTTTATATGTATTAGATGTTTCAGGTTTTCCTACCATCCTTTTATAATCATCACAAATTAAAGAACTCATCTTACCAAACAATTGCAATATCATATTCACTTACCATCAACTTAATACCTCCATCAACTTCAAGAGCCTCTGCATTCTTGATAGCATTAACACCAATGTAAACTACATCACCTGCTTCTAAAGTTTTAACTTCTTCACCAACTGCATACACTGTTAACTTGGTCCATTTCTTCATGTCCTCAGCATCCATGTGTGCTTTGTCAGCTTCACTTAATTCAATCACAGATTCTTTTCTTTCTGGCTGACTGATTAATACTCTACGTCCCTTAAGACTTTTAATTGCTTTACTCATAATACTATGTTTTAATTATCCAGTAAAGATAATAAATTTATTAAACAATTAAAGTTTAAACAAAAAAATAAGTCTAGAATTTTACATCTAGACTTACCCTGATAACCAATCAAAACAATAACCATTATAAATCGCAAAACAATAATGATATCACAAATATAAGTATTATTCAAATACCTTATACATTCTATTAAATTTTTTTTCTGGCATGAGTGAATATGTACCGGCCCAATCCTGTATCACATAGTCCCCCGGTACTAATCTAATTTCACCATTATCAGTAGTGAGAAAAAAGCTATCAAATTTATGATTGATATAATTAATATGTCCCTCAAAATTCTCATATCCGGAAATCTTAATAGCACATTCCTCTGTACCATCATACTGTATAGCCTCAATACTCTTAGGCCTTTCTCTATATAACTGCATAACAAATAATTTTTACAAATATAATAATAAAAACAAAACCTCCAGATTACTCCAGAGGTTTCCTTACCTAACAAATTATGAAATGTTTTTTTACCAATACAAATATATAATAAAAACCCCAGGTAGTAATTCTTGATCAGAGAAACTTTCCTGGGGGTAGTAAAGTTATAGACATTGTCCTTTCCCTTACTAAGAAGTCCAAACCTGGGACGCTGATCTTACGGGAAGCGTGTCTGGCACCTAATACAAATATAAAACAATTCCCCCGGAATACACCTTACCTATAATAAATAAATACGGAGATGGATTTATTATGTGCAAGAGATAGAGGTGGACCCTAGCTCTGAAGCCCCCGGCCTCCGTCCAAAACCATGGGTCCCCCATACCTTTGTACAAAGACCTAAGGAGCTCTGCACAGAACTGCGCAAACTTTTACCTCTGGCAAAAAGTTACTCAGCTCTGCTTGCTCTCCTTGAGCTTTGCATCCTGCATCCTGCTGCTAGCAGTCAACAGTCTGTCTACTAACCCTGAGGACAACTTGAATTTAAAAAATTAAAGTTATGAAAATACTTATTAGTACTGCACCGTTCAGCAAAAATGCTGAAGCTACATACGTAAACGTAGTAAATGGCAAAGTGAAAAACTTTGTCATTAACAGCAAATATGCTCACGGTGTGGGCATACCTGCTGGGACATTTGCTATGGTGGAATACACCACAACAAAGTCAGAATGTGAAATGTATGATAACATACAACTCACATTGATCTGCAAGTTCACTGCAAGTGAATTTGCTAAGCTAGTGCTTGATGAGTAAAAACTCATCAGGCATTAGCCTTTTTTTTCCTGTTGTAAACTTGAATAGCTTATGCATACAGTGTACACATATGCTGATGTCATGTTCCCTCTTTCTTCTAACCCTTAGCTTAAATTGATATACTATGTTTAACTAATAAACAATAAACTTATGAAAGCAGTATTCAAATCAAGCTACCCAAGCAAAAATGGGAATGAGGTATTCGTATTCAGAGTACAGGGTACAGTAGAGGAAGTAGAGCAATATGCTACTGAGAACCCTTTGATGCCGTCTGAGGATGATGGCACTCCGTTATTCATGACTACGTTTCCTACGTTCAACTATGCTGATAAGGCAGGAGTTGAGATGTACAGATCTCAGAAAGGCAAATATAGCCTGGAGAACTCTGAGTTACGTAGAGCTCAAGCTTTGGCAAAAAGCATGGGTGCTACGGCAGAGTTCAGAAATGCAATGGTGCAAAGTGTTATTGGGTCAGTGTTCAAGCTGACTGCTAGTAACCCATTTGCAGCTGCTATTGCTGCTCCTGTAGCTGCAGTGGTGCCTTCTGATCTGGAAGCAGAGGTAGACGGGGAATAATAGTATCCGTGAAAAGATGTCCCGTAACACAGGGGAGTGAGAAGTCTTGAAACTCAATGTGTAAACTCATTACAGTAACAACGTAGGAAACTATGTTGTTGCTGTTATAGAGTTCTGTTTCCCTTTTTTTACTAACCCTTAGTTTAAAGAGGATAATGTGCAAGGTGTATACACGTACATACAAGTAAATGTGTATAGAAATATATTTATTATATGTTTACTTGTTTACTTATTCACACATAAATAAGTCAAATTGATTATAGTGTAATATTATAATGTAGGATAACATACACATATATACTTAGTCAGATGCATTAAGTATAAGTTGACAGTCATATGATATTTATATTAATCATATTGACAGTCTCACACCGGTACTTGTAGTCAAATTGATTATATTACAGGTGATGTTAATTATGTTGTGGCTAATGCTGTAACATGCTAGTACTTAATTAGTTATGTGGATATAATTTGTGTGAGAATGTGTGAGATTGTTTAATTGACAGTCAAACACCCACCTAAACTAATGCTTTAACTGAGATGTGTAACTAGCTGATTAGGCTATATCTATATTAATATATGGCTAAACAGTGAACTTAGTCAACATACTCACATTATACTACTATATTCTTACTTATTACTTAGTAGGAGAGTATAATAGCTATTGAATCCGGAATCTTATAAATTACTAATCAGTTACTTGAACTAATGAAGGTAACAGATATATCATGAATCACAATTAAAAGCAATGTATCAGCCAATTCATTGCAGTACTTATAGTACTTAAAGGCTAACACTTTATACTAGTTCAAAGAGTGAAAAGAATACTAGTTATTATTTAATACTTTTGTATTAACAGGTTAGTTAATTGACCGGAAAATAGAATTAACTATGCAGTGAATCTGCTTTCATGTATAACAGGTTGGCATGACAACAAATTACTTTCATCCAAGCAGGATAGTATACTACCATTGAGACTATAGTTCTCCGTGATGGATGTATATCAAGGGTTGCAACCTTGTGAGAGTACTACTCCGCGGTATCCTCTGATTCGCGTTATAAAAAGGATGGAGAGATGTAGACTATCTCTAGTATAAAGTCTAAAACCTAATTCTATGAGTAAAGAATTAGGTGTAATGCACCA